GCTTTTTGATGATGAGAGTGTTAGTTTAACTCAGACAATTCAAAACATTAGAGATATTTCTAAAGTCTTTACTGATTTTACAAAACCATTTACACTTCCTGCATCACCAATAAACAACAAGATATTTAAACACTATTACAGATTCAATTTAGTTCAAGGATATACTTTTGATGCTAGAAAGAAAGTAAATGCTAAAATAGAGTTAAATTCAATTCCATTTAGAGAAGGTAAGATTAGACTAGAAGGAGTTAATTTAGTAAAAGGCAAACCTGAATCATATAGAGTTACCTTTTTTGGAAACACAGTAAATCTAAAAGACACTTTAAAAGAAGATAAGATTAGTGGACTAACATGGCTAAACAATTTTAATTTAGATTATGATGCTGCTACTATTCAATCAATTTTAACAGATCCTGAAGGTTATAAACACACAGCAGGTGGAACAGAATATACAGCAGCAGTAATAGTCCCATTAATATCTAACACAGTTAGACTTTGGTATGATAGTTCTCCAGTTACAAACTTTCCATATTTAAATTCAGATGAAGAAGTAAATATAGCTAATGGTGGAAATTTATATCCAACTAATCCATCAAGTTTAGGAGCTAATGATGTTCATGGTGTTTACTTTGAAGATTTAACTTATTCCATTAAAGCTCATCTAATTGTTAAGGCTATTGAAGATCAGTATGAATCAATAAACTTTAGTGATGACTTTTTTGATTTAACAAATGGATCAGAGGCTTACCAAAACCTATATATGCTTTGTCAAAATAAAGAAGGTAGAGTATTTGAAGATTTAGGAATAGCAGAAAGACTTATAACTGGACTTGCAACTGCATCAAGTAATCACATAGTTACAAATGATTCAAGAGTTATAGTTTATGGTTTGTTAAGAGATGGATCAGTATTAGGTCAATGGACAATTAACACACAACAAGCACATCCAACATTTACTGTTAAAATTAAAGAAGGAAATGACACTTTGTTTGAAAGAGAATTTTTAACATCAACTGGAACTATAGTTCAATTTTCTCAAATACTAACAAACTCAACACAAGGATATACTGTAACAATAGAAACAGAAACAGCATTTGACATAACAAGTGTAACATTTGAAGGAACTGATCCTAGTGGAAACATCTTAACATCTCAAACATCTGCAGCAATATCAATAACATTAACTAAGCAGTTTATCATAAGTCAAAACTTACCTAATATAAATGTTATAGATTTTTTAACTGGACTTTTTAAAATGTTCAACTTAACAGCTTATGAGATTGATGGTATTATTCATGTTCAAACATTAGAGAGTTATTATCAAGCAGGAGTGGTTAGAGATATAACTGAATATGTAGATCCTCAATCTATGACAATAGACAAAGCTCTACCATATGAAGAAATAGAGTTTAAATATAAAGATACTGGAGCAATATTAGGAGATCAACATGACCAATTAAGTTCAACAAGTTGGGGAGGTTTAAGTTATGTTGAAACTGGGGGGTTAGACAGTAATAGTGAATCATATAAAGTTGAAGCACCTTTTGCACATTTAAAATATGAAAGACTATCTGATCCAAATGGAGGTTCTAATTCACAAACAGATATACAATGGGGATGGATGGCAGATGAAAGTAGTGAACCATATTTTGAAGATGCTGTTTTATTTATAGGTAAGTATGTTTCATTACCAACATCTGAACCTATTAGATTTTTGCAGACTAAAAACAGTACTGGAGGCATAGTACCTATTAATGACATATGGATTCCATCTAATTCTGTGAGTTTTGATGCTGCAACTAATGCAGAAACTATCAATTTTGGATTAGAAATCAATGAATGGACAACTGGAAACAACTTTACAGAATCATTATTTGAAAAATACTACAGATTTTATATAGCAGGAGTGTTTAATCAAGCTAAAAGACTATCTAAAATAACAGCTAGACTACCTAAGAAGTTTGTTATTAACTATACACTAGCAGATATTGTTGTAATTAATAATGACAGATACAGAATAAACAGCATAACTACAAATCTTTTATCAGGATCTAGTCAATTAGAACTATTAAATGAGACAGTAAATGACACTTTAGCAACTCAGCCTGATGCAGGAGGAGAAGAAGGTCAGCCTCCTTCAACATCACCATCAACTAATGTATTAACATTATACCAATGTGATAGTCCTAATGCAACATTTGAATCATCACTTACTATAGCTGATTTAAACTTATCTAATAATACTAGAGTTGTTGATACATCAGGAAACACATTTAAAGTAACTGGTAACAATGTTCCTAATACACACACAATCAAAATTGTATCATCAACTGGATTAAATGGATGCCCATCAGGAGCTACACCTCCAACCACAAACTATTATGGCTTGAGAAGATGTTCAGATGGTCAAACAAATTTAAGAACAGCATCAGCAGTAGGTAGCCCAACATATATTAATACACAGCAAGTTTTTGATGGAGCAGCACCTGCTGTTAAGTATGTAATAGAAAATGGAACAGCACAATCAACAGTACCATCTATTACAATAGCATCAACACCTAGTCCAGTTCAGTTAACATGTTCAGGAAATTCAACAACTAACTACTATCAATTAAATCCATGTTGTAGTGGAACATCTTATATAGGTTTTAGTTCTAACAGTTCTTTATCAGGATCTAGGCTATACAATAATCAGACTTATGTAATATCACCAACATCAAATAGTGGGACTATTGATATAGACAGTTTACCAAATGCATCATGTGCTACTTATTATTATACTTTAAATGATTGTACTAATCAGTCAACAATAGTTCATTATGGTTACAGTAATTGTTCTAATTTAAGTGGAACTGAATTAACATACAGCTCTACATGTTATCATGTAGCAACAACTGCTAACACAACTGCAACAATAAATCTTGACAGTTTAAGTTCTTGTACTTGTGGAGGAACACCACCACCTCCTGCAATACAGTATTATACTTTACAACATTGTGATACAGCTTATGCATATGTCACAACAACAACAACTGATGATATTAGTTTAACTCAAAATGCAACACCTGCAAATGCATCTTTAGTTACAGATCAGAATGGGCAATGTTACACAGTAAATGGTACAACAACAGATCCTACAACTTTTGCAACAGACAGACAGTTAGGGGCAGTAAGTAGTGAGAACCAATTAGGATGTCCTGCAACTCCATGTACTCAAACTTTATACTATGCTTTACAAAAGTGTTCAACTGGTAATACTGGATTTATATCAACACAAACAACATTAGAGGCAAGTTATAACATAAATGATATGGTGCAAGAAACTGGAACACCTAGTGTTTTATATAAAGTTTTAGGCACAACTACAAGTGGAAGTGGAGTTAATATTTCAACATCAGCAGCAACACAATGTCCTGAATATTATACTTTGACACAATGTTACACAAATCAAACTGGTTACAGAACTGGACAATTTACTTCTGATATAACACTAAGTAATGGAGATAGAGTACAAGCTCCTGATGGAATGCCTTATACAGTTACTGGAACTGTTGGAGGAGGATTAGCAGATATTGGAACTGTAACAGATACTGGTCAGACTGGTTGTCCTACTATTGCATCAAACACACAATTCTATGCATTATCAAGATGTGCTGATGCATCAACTGGTTATTTATCACTACAAAGAGCAGCAGATTTGAGTTTAAATGTAAATGACACAGTTACAATTCAAGGAGGAGATAGGTATCAAGTTGTAGGAACAGATATATTAGCTAATGGATCTCAGATTGGAGCAATTACATCTGATGGAGGAAACAACTGTCTTACACCAATAACTCCACCTGTACCACCTTCAGGATCAACAAACTATGCAACATTTATAAGTTGTGATGATCCTACTGGAGCAACTATATCAGTTTATAGTTCACAAATAATTTCAACATGGTGGGTTGTTTCAGAGGTAGGTCAATTTGAATGTTACAGATGGTTAGATAATAATCAAGGAGTAAATCCAATAGAGTTGAATAATAGTAATTTTAATTTTTATGCTACTGAATCAACAGCAGGTGCAAACTGTTTAGATTGTCAATCAAATGTGCCAATACCACCTCCACCTCCACCACCTCCTGCTCCAAGTTGTTTCCAAGTTAATTTATACAAAGCATCAATAGCAGCAAGTTTGTGTACTGAAGTAAACACTAGATCAGTTAATTTAAATGCTAGTACTTTAGCATCTTCTTCAGCAGTCTATGATGATACTGATTGTTTAACTTTAAAAACAGCAGACCAATATTACTCAAGTTCAGCAGGTGGAGTTTATTATTTTTGGAATGCATCAGCACAAACTTTAACTGGGCCATTTAGTTTAAATTGTCAATAATGAAAGAGATAAAAAACTTCCTTAGTAATAATGAATCTGAATATTTAATAAGGATGATAGATAAATATGCAGCTAAGTCTATGGTTGTAGGAGCAGGTGAGAAAATGAATGAATACAATCTATCAAGAACATCATATACAGCTAACTTAGTTGCTAATGATCCAACTGTAGAATCATTACACAAAAGAATTGCTAAGTATTTAGGTTTAAATATTAAAAAAGGTGAATCATTACAAGGACAAAGGTATGAAGCAGGGCAATATTTTAGAGATCACCAAGATTATTTCAAAGGAGATAGCTATCAAAGAAATTGTTTATCATCAGGCAATAGAACATATACTTTTATGTTGTATTTAAATCACAATTTTGAGGGTGGTTCTACTAATTTTCCACATTTAAAAAAGGAAATTAAACCTGAACAAGGAAAAGCAGTAGTATGGAACAATTTACAACATGGACATATCAATGAATACATGACACATGGAGGAACAGAAGTAACATATGGAACTAAGTACATAATAACATCATGGTGGAGAGAGAATCAATGGGATGGAGCAGGTGATCAAAAAGAATATGAAAAAAAATTAAAAAGCAAACAATTAAGTATTATATAAATAGCATGTTAAAGAACATTATAGACTTATTACAGGTAGTAAATGGTGAAACTGAGAATATAAAGTTTGCACAAGGATCTAAATATCTACCTGACAACTGGAAGAAGGGTTTAAAGATTGCTAAAAGGATGGCTAACTGGGAAATAAATAAAAACAAATGAGTGTTATAAAAAAAATACAGTTACTTTTTGAAGTTGATAACAAAGAAGCTAACAAAGAGATCCAAGAAACTAATGATAAACTAAAAGATACTGCAACTGATATGGATGCAGTTGGTGAAACTGGTGATGCCATAACTGGTGGGCTAGTTTCAAGTTTTAAGGGTGTAGTAAAAGGTATAAAGACAGCAATCCTTAGCCTAAGAACCTTAAAAGGTGCTTTGATAGCAAGTGGTATTGGAGCTTTTGCTGTTGTTTTAGGATCTGTAACAGCAGCATTCACAAACTCAGAAGAAGGTCAAGACAGATTCAATAAGTTAATGTTAAGTTTTAATGTTATTGTAGGAAATTCTCTTGACATATTAGAGAACTTAGGAAAGTCAATAATAAGTGCAGGTAAAATATTAGGTAAAATTTTTACTGGACAAATAGGTGCAGCAGCTTTAGAGTTTGACAATCTTAAAGAAAGTGTAAGTGATACAGTTGAAGGGATTAAAGATTTTGGTAAAGAAACTGCAAAAGAAATTAAACAAGCAGAGTTGTTATCAGATCTAAGAGCAGCAGCAGATAAAGATGAAAGAAAATTAATAGTAGATAGAGCTAAAGCTGATAGAGATAGAGCAGAATTGTTAGAAAAAGCAGTTGATAAAACACAATTTGATACAGAGCAAAGAATTGGATTTTTAGAACAAGCAGGTGCTTTAGAAGAAGAAATAACAAACAAAGAAATAAAATTAGCACAAACTAGATTAGACAATCTTAAATTACAGAACAGTTTTGGTGCAAGTAAAAAAGAAGATTTAGAGGCAGAGGCACAACTACAATCTGAACTGATTAGACTTGAAACTGCAAAACTTACAAAACAAAAAGAAGTAACCAGTCAATCTATAGCATTAAGAGCTGAAGAACAAGCTAAGAAGGATGCTGACAAAGCTACTGCAGAAGCAGATAAACAAAAAGAGTTAGAAGATGAAGCTGCATTTACATTAGCACAAAGAGAGGCATTAGCTGTAAGTGAAGAAGAAAAAACAACATTATTAGTTACTAAAGCTCAGGAAAGATATGATGCTTTAATTGCACAAGCCAAAAAATATAATGGTGATGTTGAAGGTTTAGAAGAAGCTAAAGCAGAAGCTATAGCAGCTATAACTAAAAAGAGTGAAGATGATACTGGAGATATAACTGAAACTGGAGAAAAATTTAAATCAGATACTATTTTAAAGTTTACAGCTTTAGGTTTAGGTTTTGCTACTGAAGGTTCAAATGCAGCCAAAGCATTAAGTATAGCAAATGCAATCATATCTACATATGCAGGTGCAGCAGATGTTTTAGAATCTGAAGGTACATTGGTTACTAAGATAGCAGGAGTTGCAGCAGTATTAGCTACTGGGTTTGCACAAGTAAAAG